GTCGAGGTCGGTGAGCCACGCGGCAAGGGTCCGTTTGTGGAGTTGCCGATCGTGGCGATAAAAGTCCCGCCACCGTCGCAGATCCCGCAGACGTCCACTTACGACTGGCGTGAGTTGTTCAAGCAGTACGCCAGCGGTGTGCGTGACGTGCCCGAAGAGAGCGACGCGGACGGGTGTGAGGAGTGCGAGCCATTCGGGCGACCGGGGTGGGTGAATGTGAGCGTGCGTGCCCCGAGGTGGGTGCGGTGTGAGTGTAGCGAGGAGGACGGATGACTGCTGACGGCATATTGTGGAGCGCACTATCTTTCGGCTACCTGATGATCGGGCTATTTTTGGCATCTGCGCAAATGGAGTATTTTGACAGCGATTCCATGTCTGCGTGGACGTTTTGGTTCTGGCCGCTTGTGATTGTTCTGGGTGTGTCCCTATTTGTGGTCAGCGCGGTATGCGTCGCGGGCAAGGCTTTGGGTAAGTTTTTAAGCGGGAATTAGGCACACGAATGCAACGACTAGCGACAGCACTGATGCTCACCGGCTCGGCTATGTACACATTCGGGCTCGTGGTCTACCATGTGGGCGAGAGATTGCGTGACCAGGTGGATCAGCGTAAGGCTGAAGAGCAGTGGGCGCGTGAGTGGAGTGAGATACGGGAAACAGCATGAGTCTCGATATTTGGCAAAAGCGTCCATTGCGGGCGAAAAATGCCTGCGGACGATGCAGCGGGAAGGGCGGGATTCAGGTGCGGTTTGCGAGTGGCGCGCACTACAAGACGACGTGCCCGTGTTGCAATGGTACGGGGCAGCGCCTAAAGGGGGCGTGCGAAAATAAAGACACCGAAGACGCACCGAAAGCGGGGCATATTGATGGCTGAGAACGACTACATAATTCCACAATTGCGCGAGCACGCGACGCCAGTCGACGATCTGCGCGTAGACCCCGCCAACGCCAACACGCACCCTGAGCGAAACATGCGAGCGATTAGGGACAGTCTCGCGGAGTTCGGGCAGCGCCAGGTTATCGTCGCGCGAGAGAACGGCACCGTGATTGCTGGCAACGGCAGGCTTGAAGCTGCGCGCAATCTCGGTTGGTCGCACATAGCGTGCGTGACGGTTGACGACGACGACCTGACCGCGATGCGTTACGCCATTGCAGACAACCGCAGTGGTGAGTTGAGCGAGTGGGATAGCGAGACGCTTGCGAAGACACTAGATGCCATCAACATGGAGGAGGGTTCGCTTGATGGTACAGGTTTCACTGACGACGAGCTCGGCGCGCTCATGTTCGAGTTGGAGCCTGACTTTGAGTCAGTCGGGTTAGATGAACAAGGTCAACTAGACGAGATACAGGCAGACAAGCATACGTGCCCGGAGTGCGGCCATGAGTTTGAGAGTTGATTACTGTGGTTTTGACGCTGTCAAGTTTGCGTGCAAGAAGTGGCACTATAGTGGAAGCGTGCCCATGCCTCCTCGCGTGATGTTTGGCGTATGGGAGGAAGGCAGTTTTCGCGGTGTTGTTGTATTTTCAAGGGGCGCAAACAACAGGATAGGATCGCCGTACAACCTGGAGCAAGATGAGGTATGCGAACTCACTAGGGTTGCGATGCGCACACACGATGCGCCAGTGTCTCAGTGCTGTTCATACGCCATGAAGATGATGAAGAGGGACAACCCCGGTATAAGGCTTATAGTGTCTTACGCTGACCCATACGAGGATCATCACGGTGGGATTTATCAGGCGATGAACTGGGTTTACACAGGCACGACGCCAAAGGATAGGCGATACATTGACAGCAAGGGTCGCAGACTGCATAGCCGACAGGTTTCTACGAAGGGCTATGAAATGCAGTTCGGTAAAAAGACGCGCGTACCTAAGCCTAGTGAGTGTGAGGTTGTGATGGTTCCAGGCAAACACAAATACCTTTACCCACTCGACCGAGCAATGCGACGACAAATTGAGCCACTTGCCAAGCCATACCCTGACCCTATAGATTAGATGCGCGGCAGCCGGAAGGAAGGGCGCTGACTACCCGTTAGCGTAGGAGGTTCGATCCCTACCCTGCCGCTTGAGGTATTTATGGCCGGAGCACCTGAGAAATACACCAAAGAGCAGATGATCGCGATGGCGCGCGAGTGCAAGGGCATGGCGTATGTCATGGCGCGTCGGCTCGGGTGTTCGCCCAAGACGGTGTACAACTACCGTGACCGCTATCCTGAGGTTGCCGAGGCAATGGAGGACGAGGACGGCATGGTTGATGACATTGCCGAACTCAAGCTCTTTGAGGCGATCAAGAACGGTGAGGCGTGGGCGATCCGGTTCCGCCTCAAACACAAAGGACACGGTCGTGGCTACTGCGAAAAGCAACAGGTCGACGTGACGAGTGATGGTGGGAAGTTGGAGGGCTTTATGTCGCGCGACGCTGCCCGTGCTGTACTTGCTCGCCTCGCAGAAGGTGATGACGATTGACCTGGACCTAGACAGTCTAACAGATCAAGAGCGCAGGGCTGTAGAGACCGAGTACGCTTACGCACTTCGGGACGATCTGCGGCTTTTTGTGCGTGAGGCGTGGCGCATTGTGGAGTCCGGGCGCGACCTCGTTGAGAACAAGCACATCGACGTCATTTGCAATAAACTGATGGCTGTCGACCGTGGCGAGATACAGAACCTTGTTATTTGCATCCCACCGGGTTTTATGAAGTCGCTTCTCGTGTCGGTGTTCTTTCCTGCTTGGCAGTGGCTCCGCCGCCCGTGGCTGCGCTCTATGTACTTGTCGGGCTCCGACAAGGTTCGCAAGCGTGACAGCCGCAGATGCCGCGACATCATCCAGTCGCCGTGGTATGAGCGAGTGGTGTCGCTGTTGTTTGACGAGCCGTGGACACTCAAGCGCGACCAAAACGAGAAGGTCAATTTTGCGAATACCGAGGGCGGGTTTCGTCAGACCAACACGGTGCTCGGCAAAATCACGGGAGACCGTGCAGATCAGCAGGTCATGGATGACCCCTACGACGTCAAGGAGGCGACGCGGGGCACCGAGCAGCGCATCGCAGAGAGGATGCGTGAGGTCGTGGACATTTGGGATACCGTGCTATCTTCGCGTCTGAACGACAAACGCACGGGCTCGCGCATCTTGATCATGCAGCGCGTGCATGAGTTGGACCTTGCCGGTGAGTTGCTGGAGCGTGACGAGTACGAGGCGCTCGTGCTGCCGATGGAGTACGACCCCGACCACGAATACCTCAGTGACGACGATTGGCGCACGGACAAGGGCGAGTTGCTGTTCCCGGAGATGTTCCCGCGTGAGGTCGTAGAGAGCATCAAGGGCGAGCTTCGCGGGCAGTACCCTGCGCAGGCGAACCAGGCCCCGAAGTCGCGGGAGGGCGACATGTACAAGCGGGCGTGGTTCACAGATAGCCCGCACACGCTGAAGCAGAGCGTGGTGTATCACCAACTGCCGGACCAGGATTATTTCGACAAGGTGTTCCAGTCGTGGGACTTTAGCGCAGGGAGCAAGTCCGACGATGCAAGCTACGCGTGCGGTCATATCTTCGGAATTAAGTGGCCTGAGGTGTGGCTGTTTCCAATTGAGGTGCGCGGGCAGTGGTCATTTACCGAGATGAAAGACGGTGTGGAGAATATGTGCAAGGCTTACCCAAACGTGCGCTTGAAGCTCGTTGAGCGCAAGGCAAGCGGAGGTGACGTGGTAGACGACATGAAGCGCGAGGTTGGTGGCTTCGTGCTATTCGAGCCGGGCACACACGGCAGTAAGGATGTACGCGCAGACATTGCGAGCGACGTTCCAGAGGGCGGAGACTTGCGCATTCCTCACAGCAGCATCGCGCCGTGGATCTGGGCATGGATAGACGAGGTGTGCGCGTTCCCCTCAACGCCGAATGACCGTGTGGATACGTTGTCGCAGGCTATCATCTATGCTAAAAAGGTGGCGCGACGCGGGCGAGGAATTAACCGCAAGCCCCGCGCAATCGGGAGTTTTAGCAATCCGTTCGGGTAGGAGGAGAGGATGGAGCAAGACATCGAGAGAGAACAGTTAGACAAGCGCTCGCGCATAGTGAGAGAGTGGGCGAGCCGAATTATAGACGCCGAGAAAAGTGGTGACGACTGCGTGGACCTTATTACATTGCTGGGGTTTGTGCAGCGCGTGCTTAACGATTTGGACGAGGTGCATTGCGAGCCCATGAGCCAAAACGATAGGATCATTGAGCAGTTGCAATACCGCGCAGTAGAGCTTGGCGCTAAGAGTGAGGCAACGGATGACACTTGAACAGGACGACATCGCACGACTACAGCGCGAGGTAGGCGCGACACGTGACCTGGACCTCCGCCCGTCGGAGGGCTGGCTTGCCACGAGGCTTGACCGCTACAACAAGTTGCACGACCGAGGTGGCGTGAAGGTGTGGCGAGCGTGGAAGCACCGACCCGCGATTCTGTGTAAGGTGGGCGATCGGTGGTATGAGAGTTGGAGGGCGTGATGGGCACGGAGACTGTCATAGTCGAAAAGGAACTGTGGTGTGGATTCGTGCTCACCAAGAAGTGCGGAGAGCTTTTCTGGTATTGGCTGCACAACAACGACGTGTGCAGCAGGGATACCCGAATGGCACCAATCACACGTGAGCACCTACTCGGGCTCTTAAAGCGCGACGAAAGATTGGCGGACTCGGTTCGTGAGGAGGCCATGGAGTGGGTTGTTGCGCTCCCGCCTGATTCCAGGTTCGCCCTGTGCGGGTTTACGACAGCCGTGAGTTCGGGGGTTTCCTTTTATGGTGACGATGACCGTGAGTATGAGTAACGGTCGTCTAATGGCATCGACGTGAGGCTAGCACAGCTCGCGGACGCGGGTTCGATTCCCGCGACGTCCATTTTCTCACACGCGAAAATGTGCTATACACGAAAACGTAATGCGGGCTGGTAGCTCAGTAGGGAGAGCGGCTGTTTTGCACGCAGCAGGTCGCGAGTTCGAATCTCGCTCGGTCCACTACCCCGCCGTGTACTAGTCGCGGAATGAATCGGCGCGATGGGAGCGCAAGCATCGTAGCTCAATAGGGAGAGCGCCCCGGCAGAGGGGAAGATGCGGGTTCGAGTCCCGCCGATGCGAATAGATTGCATCGCACTCAAAGTTGTGATATACATGGGTATAGTTTGTGAGCGTTTCGGGCGACCGGGACAGTGAGAGGACCAGCAGCGGTTCGTTCCAAAGATACTCGCTGCTGGTCCTTTCTGTTTCAGACGTTTCACCACGTTTCAACGATCCTTGACCCGCGCGCCTTACATGCCTACCCTCTAGGTGTCAATGCCCACCTGATGCCACGGACGGCATACCGCATGGATAAGACGCTTCAGAAGATCGATGACCTTTTTCGCGAATACGACATCAAGCCGTATGAGTCGGAGAAGGAGTCACGCGACCCGCCTGAGTCACGAGAGGTGCCGCGCGAGTTGTCCGAAGGCTCGCTGACCGAAGACGTCGTGCTAGATGCGGTCTATAGCGACCAGCCCAAGGTGCGAGAGAAGAGTGTCGAGGTTGCAGCCGCTCGCGTGCGTGAGTTGCAGGAGCGTCAAGAGGAGATCGGCATCACGGGTACGCGGATGCTCGACGGATTCCTGCGCATGGAGCAGACGGGCAAATACCGCCCGCTTCAAGTGCGTGGGTATTGGGGCAATCCCGGCGAGTACGAGGACATCTACCGCCAAGAGGTCGTCGTTCGTGACAGTATTGACGGGCAAGTCGAGGTGCAGCGTGCAGCCGTGCGCGAGGTGCAAGCGCCCGATCCCGAGTTGATACCGGATGGGATGGAGGACGCGATGAATGAGTGGGTCGATCGGCTTAACGGCTGGTTCGCCAACATCGAGCCGTCGCTTGACTCCTACGTGCACAACGCCACGCACAGCACAATGCAGTTCGGCTTCGCCCCCTTCGAGGTCGTGTGGGACTACGCTGAAGACGACACGCCCTACCCCGCTAAGATTGCCTATCGCGAGACGATGACGGTCGACCGGTGGGTGATGAACGACCGGGGTGACACACTGCTGGGCGCGACTTTCCAGACGTCGGGCGAGGAATACGTTCGCTATTTCCTTCCAGCCTACGGGGAGAGCGTCGACGATGTGCGTCTGATTGTGCCACGCATTGCGGCGCGTGGGAACAATTGGGAGGGCGTGTCACCTATTCGCCCGAGTCTGCACTGGATCAAGTTCAAGAAGTTGCTCGGTCAGATTGCCGCCGCTGCTGCGCAAAAATACGGCGTGCCGACGACCTTTATTCGCGTGGACCCCGCATGGATCGAGAAGGTCGGGACGTTCGGTGACGACAATGTGATTGACGAGCTTGTCGACATTATGGACTCGCGGCAAGCGGTAGAAGCGCCGGTTATCACGCTGCCCGATGGGCTGATGGCTGAGACGCCCGCGCCTCCGGGCAGTATGCCGATGCTCGAAGACCTGCTGCGCTACTGTGACGAGATGATTGCACGCCCGTTTTCCAACGAGGGCTCGCTACTCGGTCACAACCAGACGGGCTCCTACGCGCTCGCCAGCGTCCAGGAAAACAAGTGGCTGCGCTCAGCACCGGCATACGACCGCGTAATCATGCAGCCGATCAACGACCTGATTCGGCGCATGACGTTCGAGCACTTCGGCAAGCGCCTGCGTGCGTATCCTGAAATGACCATGCGACTGGATACCATGACCAATTCCAGCGCGCGACTTAAAGACATTGCGACGATTACGCAGGGTCAGACACTCCAATCCCTACCAGACCCGATCAGGCGCGTGGTCGAAGAAGACCTCGGTATTGAGGCCGGATCACTCGATGAAGAGCCGGAGCCCATGCCCGAAGGTGAGCCGGGAGAGTTGCCCACCGACAACGCTTTCGATGCGGGTACTATCCCGACGCCTACCGTTGCGCCGGACGACGACGATCGACCACTCAAAGAGGGCGAGGTCGAACGCGTGGCGGACCTACTGCGTGCCGTGGAGAATGGTGAGGTCGACGCGACGCACGTGATGCGTGAGCTTCGCGAGGCTCAAAAAAAAAGTAGTGCGCGACGGGTGCGAGAACTCGCGGACATGTCGCCCAAGTTCGCACGATGCCTTGCAGAGTTAGAGAGCGAGGCCGAGAGCCTGCAAAAGTTCATGGACTCTAGCGAGTCGGCACTTGCCCGCAAGTGGAACAGTATCGCGGAAGAGCAGCGCAAAGCCTACCGAGACCGCACGCAAGACATTGTGGAGAACCGACCGCAAGGTGCAGCCGAGCAACTGCGTACCGTCAAGCAAGAGGTCGCGGACGAGTTTCAGCCGCGATACATTGACGCCGCACGCGAGCAGGCGAAGCGCCTGGAGAAGAAGGGCGCGCGGCAGTTGCTCAAAGAGCTTGGTTTGACCTTCCCGCGTGACGGTAGTGTTCCGCAACTCCCGACCGCATTGCGCGAGCAGCTAGAAGCCAACCTGATTAGCGCGGCGGACGAGGTGAACAACCGCAACGTCGGCAATATGTACGACCAGCGCGTCTCGCAGATCACCGGGCAGCCTCGCAGCGTCGATAAGCTCCAGAAGAATACGCTCAAGTCCATCGCCGCAAAGACCACGGGGCGTGCTTTCAATGCCGGGCGTCTCGCGGTCATTGGCGGGGCGGTCAACAAGCACAAGCAGCGCACCGGTAAAGACGTCTTCGGCAAGACGGACCCCGACGACCCGACACAGCAGACCGTCAGCGGTGAGCGCAAGATCAAAGCGTTCCGCTCGACCATGCTGGACAGTAATGTGTGCACGGAGTGCCGCAAGCTAGAGGGCGTCGAGATGACCTACGGCACGTCTCGCTACTACGCGAACCACCCGCCCGACCCGTGCCTCGGTGGCGGTCGCTGCCGGTGCGTCATGATTCACGAGGTACCGGATGAGATGGTCGAGGACTTTGAGGCG